AAAACGCGCAACAGAATATTCTCATCCCAAATCACACGTTTGCGGAAATCAACAGTAACTTTGAAGTCACCATTGTTCATTGTAGTCTGACCAAAATCCTTGCCGTCTTGAGCAAGTTGCATCTTGGCAGTCTCTTCAAACTGATCTTTGAGGGAGTTATTGACGATCTTCAATTCTTTTTGCAGATCATCAATTTTTGATTTGAGATCTTCACGCTTGTCAAACAAAGCAGTCAGATCATTATGCAGATTAATAGCGTTCATTGCTTTCTCCTTCACTTAATGTCGCTAAACATAACTGGAAGATAAGCATGCAATCTTTTCAAGTCAAGGGGATTTTGAGAAAATTGTTATTATTTTTCTTTGACAGGTAAATCTCAACTCCATGAACGGCTTTCATGAGTTTCTTTTTGAGTTTAAATTCAGCGGTTTCCACGCCCTTTGCATCCTCAACAACTTCTTCAAGGCTACCGTAATCATCTACCTTATTATATTTAAAGTCAGCTATATATTTACAAATTTTTTGATCGTTAACCACAATTTCGTATGGGATTTGCCTCTGCAAGTCTGTTATATAACCAGCCTTTTCCATAGAAGTTAACTCACCCCATCGCTCTGCTTCCCACTTGGAGTCAAACTTAATGCCCATAAAGGTTGTTTTCTTTGCACCGAATTTGTTCGCTTTGCGTTTGTAGTTATACATGCTAATATATGCCCATAGTTGTTAATTCATGGGAGTATTATAATGACTGATACGAAACAATACAAGTCAGTTGCTGTAGACCTTGCCACACATAAAAAGCTTGTGAAGCTGTCTACAGAAGACCACCGCAAAGTATCACAACAAATTTCAAAGCTTGTTTTTGATGCCTATAAAGAGCGTTACCCTAATGAAGTGAACGCTGGCATAGGTTCAGCCGCATGAATGAAAAAGGCCAAATGCAGAGGCTTATAGAAGCAGGGCAATGCCCTAAGTGCAGAAGCGCAGTGGACTATAGTAAAGACATAGCAATCTGCAACGTATGCAAATTACAAATATCAAACCACAAAACAGTTAGTCAGCAAGCGCCCTCATCCGATCTACCAAACGTCTAGCTCGGTTGGGGACTTGCGTGTACCACCTGGAATCTACCATCTGGTCGGCTGCTTCGTTGAAATCACGAGCATCAACTCCAGCTTTCATACCAACGAATTTTGACAGTCGAGGCCGACCCATATTGAACATCATGTTGCACAATATATGTTGTAGCTCTTCGTCAAAGTCATCAAAGTCTGGGTACAATACTTTGCACTCGTCAATCGTTACAGCAATGTCTAAAGAAAATAAATTTCTAACTCGTTCTTGCTCAACGACAGTGCCGACTGGTTTGCCATATTCTTCGTCATGCTCAGTGATCAAGTGACCCACACCACAGGTTGGCAGTGCTAAATGATCCAAATACACCTCGTATTTGCAGCCCTCATCCTCGGCTATTTCTTCGCGTAATCTATCTTTGTTCATCTTATGGGTTTCCTGTTCCTAACAGACCTGCCGTTGGGCCTCTAATGCCCAAGGCTTGAGCTACACCGGGGTTAGCCGCTGCCTGTTGTCGAATTGTACTGGTTCCTGCTGGGGCTGTTGGTTGTGTCACGTTTACCCCTCCAAGACTAGATGCTGCGTTTGGCTGATTCATCTGGTTTTGGATTGCGGACAATTGTTGACCAACTTGAGTGTTATCCATTAACGCATTAATTTGTCTGTTTCCCTCATTGACAGCCTCTTGTGTAAGTTGTCCAGGTGTTTGTACAAACAATTGACTCATTATTTTGCCAAGAATTTCTGATTTTTTCTTTGGCGGCAAGGTTCCTGAAAGAGCTTCATACTGGTTAAGGACTTGTTTATAATACGGAGCCGAAGTTAAAAATCTTGTAAACAAACCATATTTAAATATTTTGCCAAGATTATTTAACGGACTGGCAGCAATGTTGGCAGCCACAAGATCGCCGCCTTGTGCTGTTTTAGCGTTAACGGCAAGAACACGACCAAACTTTTCCATGTCCTTACCCATTTGTTGACCAAAAATTATTCTAAATTTTCCGCTCTTGCCAGCTTCATTGAAGTTCTTTGCAAATGTTTTAATTGAATTTCCATCAACAAAGGTATCTGCACCAAAATCTTTAAGAACATTATTCATGTAAAAAGATTGAACCTTATCTAAAGCCTCATCATCTCCTTGCTGTCTTAACATATTTAAAACAGATCGAATTGTTTCTGGTTGTGACTTAGGGCTTGCAACATACTCTGCCGCTTCAATTGCAGTCATATTGCCAGAAGATAATTTTTTTAATGTTCTGTCAGTTGTGAATTGATTTAAAGCGTCTTGCTGTTCTTTTACAGATCTTAGTATCCCTGCAACCCCACCAGCTTCACCTCCGCCTTCTTGAACGGCTCTAAGAATAGCTTCTTCTGTCATGTTTGATGAAGACGCTTTTTCTATTTGCTTAGATAAAGCGCGAACCTGTCCAACTTGACCGCCAAATAATACATCAGCAGTTTTGCCTAAATCATTAATTGATTTGGCAAAAGACTTGCCAGAGAAGGAAGCTGCGTCAACACCATCAGGCATTGTTCTTTTTAACGCCTCTTGTAACCAACGAGTTGCAACTAACCCGCGCAATTGTTCGGCTTGTCCAGTCCCGCCAAAATCTTCAACAACTTTAATTGCTCTTTTTAATGATTCAGGCTTACCGTTTTTAACAAGGGTAGACAAAAAATCAACATTTGGTGGTATAGTTCCATCTCTAGCACGTTGAGCTAAATCTTTAATCCTTATTGCATCTTGCAAGTTATCAATGGCTGTTTGACCATCTTTAAAAAACCCACGAGCTGCTCCTAGACTAGAAGCCGCTGATTGCAAAGTGTCTAACGCCTGACCATCAAGAGCGCCAGCCGATCCTGTCGCATAATAATCTAACATTTTGGGTTCAAGCATCCGATCAATTTCATCAATGGCTTTCTGTATTTCTCTAACTCCAGTAGTGGAGTTAGTCGCCATCTTCCCATCATTCAACGCTTTGCGTAAATTATAAAGCTGTAAGAAACCTGTTTTGTTACCGAGACTATTAATACCGTTAATAATAGCAGAAACATCGCCAGCTACGCTCTCTCTAACTGATTCTGACGTAGACCTTGACGCAGCTATGGAAGCCCCATATTCACCTTCAAGACGTTTAGATATGTCTTTTAATGTTGATGTGTTAATAAACTCTTTTGTTCCTGTCACGGAACCAACCAAATCTTCTATTTGACTAAACTTAGTAGCGGCAATTTCATCAAATCCCTTGCTGGCATCGGCAAGTATTTTAAAAGCCTCTTCATCAACATCAACTCCTTTTGAAGCTGCTGTCATAAACTGATCTGTTGCTCCAGACAAGGTTTTAACCACGGCCTCTCTTGCAGCCTTTTCACTAGCGATTAATGCTTGGTTCGCGTTAAAAACAGAGTCAAGGACTGCCTCGCCAGTATCCTCTGTTGTTGAGGCTTTAGTAGCGTTAGACCTGCCCCTAAAATCATTTAAAATTTTTCCCATATTATCATAGTTATTTTTTAAACGATCAGAAGATCCAATAACTTTTTCCATAATTTTAAATTGTCTTGCAATAAGACCGGGCGCACCAACAGCGCCAGCTTCTGGAGTTATTGGAACATCAATTAACTCACCAGTTTTTGGATCTTTTATTTTATATGTAAGAGCCTCACCAATTGCTGTCACATCTTCGTCTGGTAATTTTTTTACAGAAAGCCCTTTGCGACCCGCTCTAAACGCCATTCCAGCTAAACCAAATGTAAGTTCTCCAGCAAGCGTGATAGCGCCTTCAACGGCTATGTCCTTTGCTATTTCTGATCCGGTTTGTTTGGAAACTCCAAGTAACGCTTCGCCAGCTTCTTCAGCCCCTGCGCCGCCCATAGCTCCAAGAACAGAACCACCAATAATACCAGCAGGCCCAAGAGGTATTCCAGCTATAGCCCCACCAACACCCCCAACAACTTCTGGCAGAATGCCAGCTAAATCAACAAAATCATAACGGGAGAAACCTTCTTCATCCATTAAGGTGTCTCTGTCTAAATCAAGACCTAGTTTTTTCCCTCCAGACTTAGTAACAACAAGTCTACCACGTTTATCACGGGTAAAGTCACCTTCTCCAAAGCCATATCTTTCTTTAAGAATAGCATCTTCTTCTGGTATTGTTTCAGCAACAGACAGAGCAGCACGAAATCCAGCATTTTTAATACCAGACTTAGTATCGAACAATTGTTCGTCTTTATCTCTGCTTTCTATCGCTGATGTTATATCATCAAATGATCTGCGTCTGCCAACAAACTGTGATGGTTGTTGTTGACCTCTCGCTTCTTTAATCATTTCAGCAATAGCTTGAGCGTCTTGAGTGTTTCCAGCAGCATCTGCTTTTTCCAACGCATTAACAAGCTGTTCCATAGTTGCCATATTATATGCCTTTTTAAATGCCGTATTTACCTAAAATTTTCTGCTGTTGACTGCTTGGAGTAAATGCACCGCCTTGTTGTTGCTGTTGTTGTGCGAAGGGTCCGTAATCATATCCCATAGCATGAAGCTTTTCGTATGCTGTATCTAAATTGTTTCTGCCAGACTCTACAATAAGTCCATAAACAGACTTTAATTTTGTCATAATGACTTGAGGATCTGCGTCTGCTAAAAGTCCAATTTTTCCAACAATATTTTGAACTCTTTCTCTGTCAGCATCAGAAATTGTTTTGCCAGACTCTCCAAGTATTTCGGGAGCTTGTTGTGTTGCTATTTTTTGAAGAATGATTTTGGCTTCTGCCACAGGATCCAAACTTTGATCTACATTCATTCCAAAGCCTCTTCCAAAACTGTTTATGTAAGCAGCAATTTGTTGTTGTGTGGTAATACCTTTCGTCCCGACTATATCTGCTAAATTTGCAAGCTCGTCTTCTGCCTTGCTTAAAGCTCGCTCAGATGCGTTGAATTGCGCCCTTAAACCAGCCACAGAGCCATTTGTTAGTTTGACTGGTATATCTTTATCAACATTTGGAGCTTGTAAAAAAGCAGTTATTTTAAAGGCATCTGGAGCGTCATCAAACAATGGAAGAGATTCTGTTTTTTCTAAATATAAATCAGGATCACCCTTTTCAGCCACAGCTTTTCTTACAGCGCCTTCCGCTTTTATTCTTTCCTGTTGTGCTTTTAATCTTCCTTTTAACAATTCAAGATTAACTTTATCTTGAGCATCTATAGCTTTATCTTGAAGAGTTTGAACTCTTTGAAGCGCTGCGGTTATGGACGATTTTCTATCAGCCTCATCTTTTGCGACTTGATTAAGAGCATATTTACCACCAGCCAACTGAGCAGCACGAGCCTCTGATTGAGCTTTAGCTAATAATGGTTGCGCTTTTTCACCAGCCGCTCCAACTGCGTTTAACATATTGCCGACATCAAATCCTTTGCCAGCTTTGTTTTGCATAAGAGCCAATCCAAAAGCCATTAAAGCCTGTGATTTATCTACTTGTCCAGATGTGTCTATGCCAGTGGCTTCCGAAAATTTTTGTTTATAATAATCAATGTCTTTAGTGCCAGTGTCTTTTCCAGCCTTGGCATCTTCATAATCTTTCATGGCCTCAACAAGACCAGCTTCAAACGCAGACTTTGGTGTTTTTGTTGGATCTCCAGCGCCTTGAGATGAGCCACTAAACACAAGACCTTGACCTGCATTAGTCTCACCAAGCCCACCAGCCTCTTCGCCGCTACCAGCGCCGCCAGTGGCTGCTGTGGACGAAGTAGATCCTTCAGCGCCAGCAGGAGGCTCAACACCAAGGCCAGCGGCTCCAATGTCAACATCTAGGTTCGGGTCTCTTTCAGAAAACACAAGAGGTTGGTTTTCATTACTTCCACCAAGATCGCCATCACCAGTGAGAGGCATTCTTTCAAGCCCTGTGCCTCCAGCAGAAGAATCTGGACTAAAAATGTCTATTTCATCATCACCAATCAAATCAGCAATAACAGATTGTCCTTGTTGATCATCAGGCTTTAAAAGACCGCCGCCTCGGAAAATACTTTCAAGACGTTTCATAGCCGCCTCTCTAGTGCGCTCTGGACTTCGACCATAAACTCCACGAGGAGGAGTAACATTAAGATCATCACTCAATGTTGATCCAGATCCACTTGTAAGATTTTTTATAGCTTGAAGGATGCCTGATTGAGCAGACTTTCTTGCATTAATTGCTTCAGTTTGAGTAGGGTACATACCCAATAATTCACCCAGCATACCACCGCTTGCCGCATCCTTACGAAACGCTTCTTCTGCGCTGCCAAGACCGCCGACATTTATTGGGTTGCTTTTAACAGGTCCAATCCCTGTACCAACTGGAAGAATGGGTGCCGCCATATCTACGCTCTCCTAATTTCCAAAGCCACTATTAGATGGCTTAATGCCCTGAAGCGCACTATATGCACCAATTCCAGCCAAGAATGGATTAGTAGCTGGAGTGGTGGCAGATTTGAATGTTGAAGATAATCCCGCGCTAGGAATGCCTTTAAGAAGGTTTTGACCAATTTCCAAACGTGTATATGGCTCTTGAGCAGCTTGTATTTGATTTTGACGCTGTGCCTCAAGCTGTTGCGATTGGAAGTTACGCCCTGTTTCACCTAATCCTGAAAGCATACCAAGATCAGCGCGACCAAGCTCTGACTGTACACGGCCTATATCAGCCGTTGTACTGGCAAGACCACCAAACGCTTGTCCTAAACCACCCATAAGCTGTGCAGCCCTCTGTGATTGCGTCATGGCATCACCGAAGCCTTTGGCTTGCGCCTGACCTATAGCGGCTAATCTACGGCCTTCTGCTTCAGACTCCTGTATGCCTTGTCTTGAGCCGCCAAACGCACCTGAACTGACTGCCGCTGCATCACGTTTTTGTTTTCCCATTGCTGCTTGGCGGTTGATTTCGTCAATAACATATGACTGATATGGGTTCATATATTGTTGAACAGCAGCCGCAGGATTTGCCAAAAGCCCTAGTCCAGCATTTAAAGATGCTTGACCGCCAAGAGTCTGACCAGAAGCACCCTGAACAAACGGGGCGTAAGATCCCACCATTCCAGGAGCCATAGAAAAAGCTTGTTGTTGTAATGGGTCAAGGCCAGCTACTTGCTGATTAGGAAGATTAAGAGCCTTATCAAGAAGACCAGGGCTAGTCTGCGTTGCACCGCTAAACTCACCGAATGCTGTGCCAAGTAATCTTTGCTCAAGTCCCTCAAGGTAAGGAGCTAGACGTTGTACCTGTTCTACTGTTTGTGTAGACATTATGCCATCCCCTCAAATTTATCCATCATACTATACATTCGATTAAGACCTTGGTTTACATCACCTCCACCCGCGCCTTCAACAGCGTCACGGGTCATTACAAATTCACCAGCCGTTAATAATGCTGGTACATCGTCTTTGGTTCCAGAGCCTTCATAGGGATTAATAGGCCCATCTCTTCTAGGAGGATTAGCTGGATAATTATCCATCGCACCGCCTTGATTAAAATACTGAACCACACCGCCTTGATTGTAATTTATACCGCCAAGCTTTCCGCCCGGACCCCCAGCGCCATACGGACGGCGCTCAAATGAGCCTTGGTTATCTTCTTCTTTTTCATCTCCAGCCAGCAATTGAGCGACCAGACCAGCAGCAAGACCCTCGCCCATATTAGTGTTTAAGAGTTTAAATAATAAATTACCTTCAGCACTATCGCCAGCCATGCCAATACCTTTTAACAGTTCTCCTGACATAGTGTTTGCTTTAGCCGTTACAGGATTTATAGCACCAGCACCTCCTGTTTTTGCAACTGTCTGAGCAATGTTTTGTGTAGCGGGTGAGGCAGATGCAGCCGCAACATCTCCAGGAGACATAGCGCCATATGGGAATGCCCCACCAGCAGGTGATCCTGCTGCCGCTCCTGCTGCATCAAATGCTTGCCGACCATAACCACCAAGACCACCTAGCAATGCAGATTTTAAGGCATCCTTTGGCTTTTGACCCGTAAGCAATCCAAGACCGCCAGTAACTAATGCGCTTTGAACCGCTGGCATTGCCATAATGCCAGTTGCACCGCTAAACAAACCACCAGCAGCAGGGCCAAGAAAAGCTCCTGCGGCTACGGGTAACGCTATCTTTGCAATGTCATCGAGAAATCCCATTGTGTTAATCCTTGGTTAAACACGAACAATTATACAGGTTTTTATCATTATGTCACTATCTTGACTGTCCCAGAATCATTATACAAAGCTCCGCTCTCAAGTCCAGTTGGAGAAGTTGGCAGATTTGTAAGTGTAATCTTCGTGCCTCGTAACTCTCCTGGGTTCTGCAATTGTATTACAAGTTGCGTTAATGAGCGAACCATCTCATCAAAGTATTGTCTGTCGTACTCTTCTGGAGGTAACGGAAACTGTGGAGGTACAAGTTGTCTACTCATCGTTTACCGTCCGGCTGTATTTCTAATCTCGGAGAACCTAAACGCCAAAACACACCTTGGTTATCAGATTCAATTCGCAAACCAAAAGAACGACCCCTAAGTCTAGTATGGTTTTGTTGAGTAGTATCAGTAACTGTTAGTGGCTTGGAAGTTGTAAATCCAGTGTTAGGAAATCTTTGTGCTTTTAGTGTGATCGTAGCTTCTTTAACAGCCGAAGCATCAGACCTATCAAAACTAACGTCTGGAATCATGCGCCGCACAAAAAAGAAACTTTCACCATCCTGAATATCAATAGGAGCAGACTCGATGAATGCTGATAAAGGCTCACCGTCTGCATCAACACCTCGCTCATGATCATACATAACCAACGGCGTGGCTACATTTGACTGTGATGTAGTTGCTATTGGGAACTCGTTAATACCGCGATCTATCCACGCGGTACGTTCTAAATTGCCAACATACCAGATCTTCTGCTCATAATTATACACAACGTATCTATCGTTTTCGGCGGTGCCGCCACTTGCAGTGGAATTGTCTTCACTTGTGTAGAACCAAAATACTTCGCCAAAAGCAGCGTTTGACCCAGCAAAGATTTTATCTTCCTGTTGTACGTCAAAATTTTCAAACACATAATCGCGCACTGTGCAAGGTAATGGCTGCACACGACCATCATATACATAAAAACGGTTCTTACCCATCCAGAACACCGCGTCACCTACCGCGACAGCAGAATTTATACCAGCAATAGTTGTCTGATTAGATAGCTGACTTACACCAAAGGTAAATGGCGCACCAATAAACTGCATTGAATGTACTGAACTATCCGTGATTACAATTATCTCACGGCGGGTTTCTACCGCTTGGATTATTTTAGAACCGTTTCCTATACGCAGATCACCCGCTGTATTTGTAGCTGTAGGTGTCCAGTCGAAAGCATTTTCTTGACTACTGAAACGAATAAGCAAAGGGTCAAGAATGTCGCTGCCAATAGGAGTCGCTCCAAAAGCAATGACATGTCTATCCCTGTCAGAGATAGCAACTTGCCGAGCCTTAGAAGGGGCGGTACTTGCATAATAGGTTAAGAGTTTACCTCTAGTAGACAGACCCTGTGCGGCGCTCCAATAATAAATAGAATCATCAACAGCATTGAAAATAAGATCTTCGCCAAAATTATCTTGCTTCCACAAACGAATTGCGTCCGAAGCAGTGATGTTTGCC